CTAACTAGTGATTGTAGGTTAGTTTGATTGTATTCTGGTTCAGCTCTAGTTAATGATTGTACAATTTTTGCCATTATAATAAACTTATTAGTCCTCCATTCATAACTGCTACTCTACCACCGTCAAAGAAATAGACTCTACCACCGTCAGCCAAGTGATGACTACCAGTAGACCCTTGATAACCATGTCCACCGCTCTTTGTTCCATTACTCGTTGTTCCACCTTGATTCTGACCTGGATCTCCTCCTTCAAATTGATTTACAAAATTTCCTTGTGCAGTAATTCCAAAACCTGATGGAGCACCTGTAGAATCTCCTGTGTACATGCCACCTGTTGTAGTACCATCAGTAGTAGTAGTATCATCAGTAGTAGTATCATCAGTAGTAGTAGTATCAGTTGTTTTTTTCGTATTAAGAAATAATCTTTCTATAATATTTTTTTTCTTTTCTTTATCTTCTTCTTCTTCTTCGCTGTCAATAATGGAGTCTGTTTTATCTAACGCTATATCATTTATTACTGCATATTCTTTTAAAGCAGCTATTTTATCTTTCATTTGATTATATTTATCTACATCAAATTGAGGAGAATTTGGATCATACTTATCAAATTCACCTAAACTATCGCTAACGGTGTCAATTCTACCTTGAATAGTATCGGCATCTATCATACTAGCATTATATCCAGCCATAATGTTTTGTGCGGTATTGTAAGCACCTTCACCTTGAACAATTCGTCCAATGTCATCAACCATTATACCTTGACCACTTAATTCATTCTCTAATATTGCTCTTGTGTTTGTTGGAAGCATGTTATTTAAAAAATCTCTAGCCACACCAAAACCTTTTCCTAGAAAACTATTTTTTACATATTTTTGTATTGCACCAGGTATACCTTTTAATGGTGTTGAATAATATAAATCTGGATTTGGACCTACTGTTTGACCAAATTTATTAGTGTTTCTCATAGCTTTGTTGTAAGCGTATGGGCTATAATTTTTATTTGCAATTGAATTTGGGTCAGGGTTGTAAACACTAAAACTACTTCCAGCATTTGTAAATGGTATACCGCCACCACCGCCACCACCGCCGCCGTCGTCGTCACTGTCATCGGTTGTTGGTATTTGAAAAGGATTTTGTAAATATTTTTGTTGTGGAATATATTTAAAACCTGCGTCTCGTATCTCTTGGTCTGTAGCCATTATCTTCTTCCTCCCGGGTGTATATCTAATCTAAATGTTCCTAATTTCCAATCTTGAGAAGTGCCTGTGTTTGCAACTTCTAATGCAATTTGTCTAGCTCTTACTCTTACATCTTTTTTAGTTGTAGTAGAATCACAAGTAAAACTTGTAGTAGTTTCATTACTGTTTGGATACAATCTTGTTTTAAATTTAACTGCAGTGTCTCCTGTCTGCGAAATAAAATCTGGTATAAATCTACTAATTCTCATAATGTATTCACCGTCTCCTCTAATATCAGGCATCCCTACAGTTTGTCCTGTATTGCTTCTACGTTGGGTTATATCAAAATCACCAGAAACAATGTTACCAATTACAGCAGTCACTGCTCCTCCTGCATTAATTTGATCGGTCCCTGTTTCCTGATTATAGTATATCGTACTTCCGTCCGTATTACCAATAACATCTGATGATGCATCATCGTCAGGTTTATAACAAGTTGCGTGTGGTCTATCAAAAACTGCAGAATCTTGCCACGCTGCTCTAGGTAAAGTACCTGTTGTCCATATAGGGCGTTTAGGGGATGAGTCTAGATAGTTATAAGTAACTACTCTATTAATTTGATCAGACGCAGCTGTGCAATAAAACCAACTTACTTCACCAAACAAATTGTTTAATCCTGCATTAATAAGGTCTCTAGATGTAGCGTTTATATCATCATAGACATGGTCTTCTACAAGACAAGGCATAGATTTTAATTGACCGTCGTACGTAAAGAAACCATTCTCTGACATCCAATAAGCCGTACCATCAACTTCAATACAAGCGTTCTTACCAAACAATCCACAGTTAGTACCTACTTGTTCAAAAGCAAATACAAAGTCTCCACCTACAAATTTCATCAAAAACAATGCAGTATCCGTCCATACATAAATAGCATCCCTACCTTTAATAGCTCCCATAATTTTTGAACCATCAGCAAGTCTTTGAGTACCAGAATTATTTTCTGCTTTTACAGTGTAAGCATCTGTGCCATCAATATTTTCTTGATCAGAAAAACGTAAAAACATATCGTCTTGAGTTGAAGATGTTCCAACTGTAGTTTCTGTACCAAAAAATACTAAGTGTCTATCTGGAGTTGATACCAATACATGTCTAGATGCAGTTGGTGCGTTTGCTAGTAATGTAGCTCTAGTGTTTATTGCATTAAGCGCAGAAGCATCCCATTCAAAACACTTGCCATTATAAATAAGTGCAATTAATTTTGTACCATAGTTATCAAGAATCCATAGACCAGGGTCTATTGTAAAGTCAGAAGACGCTGGATCTCCCCATCCTGCAAAACTAGAAATATTTTGAACAGTATCACCACCACTATGTCCTGCTTTTGTGGTGCCATTAACTTCTCTTGCACCACCACTTAATATATTAGTTGTAGTATTATTTGCTGTATAACTAATATCTTCTGTACCTATTCTTATTTCACCAGCTGATGGAAAAGCTGCTGAGTTAGTCAAAGGAATATCAGTTACAGTATCATTTATGGTAGAAGCTAGAGTTGTAGTTGCAGCACCTAATGAAGTACCACCGTATAAACCAGCACCCCAACCAAAACCACCAAGTTGTTGAGAAGGGCCTACTGTAAAATAACATAAGACAGAAGTGCTGTTTCCATCACTTGTAGTCAAAGGTGTTCCCGACTCTTGATTCTCAGCTGTGATTGTAAAAGTTGTAGTAGTTGGTACAGATGTTACCATGTATTTAATATCTTCAAATGTAGCATTACTATAAGTCGATGCTGCCGGCACTCCTGCTACACTGTCAAATAAAACAATATCATCTTCTATTAATCCATGAGCCCCGGTGCATGTTACCGTAATTGTTTTAGATGATGACGTACTTGTAAATTTTGCGCCTGTTAAAGTATCTCGAATAGGGTGTATATCGTAATACGTACCACCTGAATACACATATAAAATTCTGTTGGTTCCTAAAGCCGCATATTTAATACCGGCATTATCATCCCAATGATGAATGGCTCTAGCTGCACCTGTTAATTTATCTTGTCCTAATTGTTGCCAGCCACCTATTTTTTCAGGTGAACCATATCTAAAACGTACGTTATCACCATCAAACCATTGCCCTTCAGCACCGGTCTCTGTGACTTGTTTATTAAATCCTGGAGCAAAGCCTAATTTTTGTAACATATAAAAACCTGTTTATTAGGTGTTATATCAGATTGTAAATGATTTCAACAGATTTAAAGCAGAGGGAATCTGTGGTGGATCATCCCTCCGCAAGCCTAATGTATAGACTATTTTTTAATTTTTGTCAACTTAGCACCTTTGAACCAAGCAGGTACGCCTAACAAAGGTCGTTTGTCTAAGTAGTTTTCTTTAGCTGTTTTAGAACTAGCTTTATTGTAATGTAAAAATACTTGTCCGCAGTTTTTACCTTTAAATTCTTCTCTCCAATGTTCAAGATCACAACCAGAATAAATCAACATGTCCCCTGGTTCAAGGTCAACTTTAATACCAGCTCGACCTTGTTTTCCTGTTGGGTCTAGATAAATTGACCATGGATCACCACCTAAATTTAATGTTGTTGATATCTCACATGAATACCTATCTTTGTGACGAGCTAAAACATCACCTTCTTTGTATATTCTTGCATAAGAATATGTAGGACTTAACTTAATACCAGTGTGTTTTTCCATTACAGGTTTTACTTCTTGTAATAACGTTTCCATAGCAATATCAGAATAATGTGAATAAGTATTTGGTACTTGGTTATCATTCCACACACCAAAATATTCTGTAAATGGTGATAGATATTTTTGATCAAATAAAAATTTTGCAACATTTCTTTTGTTTAAAAAATATTTATAAACAAACTCTGCAATTTCCGGTGAGATAGCTGATTTTAATACTGTGTATTTATTTTTTTTAAACGACATTTAATACTCCTTTTGGTATAGCTTGACAGTTCCAATGTATAAATCTAAATGGATTGTATCCCATATCTACAATGTATTGATGAGGTAGGTATGATGGAAAAAATATCATTCTACCTGGTTTTACTTTATAGTTTACTGCTGATGATGCGTAAGTTACTTTTGTTTTATCTTTTTCTGGTAAAAGATTCATAACATTACCCGGTCTTGGATCTTCAAACAAAGGCATCGATGTAGACTCATCTGCTTTTAAAAAATAAAAACCAGATATGTGACCATTCCAATGTGTATGTAATGTGTGGTGTCCACCACCTTTTTTAGCAAACTCTTGTACCCACATTTCTGTGGTAAACAACTGATAACCTGACATATCAAAACCCATTTCATCTAATAAATTATGTGCTGTTGCACCTATATAATTTTGTAATTCTAAAAAATTAGGATCACCTATTAAAGATGTAGAATGAAACACATGACCCATATCACCTTTATTACCAAACTTTTTATTACGTTTATCAATAGCTGGTTTTAAATTTTTCTTAGATGCCTCAATATATTTGTCTGATGCTTTATTTAAACTATCTACAAATTTAGGTTCGTCTGCAAACCATATAGGACATTTAAAAAATTCTTCTAATTGTAATTGTTGAGGATAACCTGTAACTTTTTGTTTTTTAATTTTTTTCTTTTTCATATTTCTCCTTTATTGAAATGGATATCCTAAGTTCCATATTACTAAACTGTTTCTTTCTCCACTTTTAACAGGACATACTCTAT